CTTGTTGATGTCTCCGCTCTGCCAGACACGATTCTCGTAGATATCCTTCATCAACAGCCAAGTGCCGTTGCAGGAGTCATCGTACATCGATCCGGGCTTGCCCTGATGGACGACAATGAACTCTTTGGCCGTACCGTTTACTTTTAGCTTGACGATACTGCCGACGGCTTTACTGCCGAGTTTTGCATTTGCCATCTCCGCGCCTCCTTAGCCGTACACCCAGTTGATCGCGTAGTTCTCGGTGGGCGTGCTCTCTGATGCCACGAGCGTCTGCTTGACGATGTTGCCGCTCGCGATGTAGTCGCTTCCGCGTGTCGCCGCAACCAGCCCGCCCGAGCCATTGCCCTTGAGGAGGGAGGTGGTGGAGGGGATATTGACGGGGCCTGCGGGGCCCTGCGGGCCGGTCGCTCCGGTCTCGCCTTTCTCGCCCTGCTTGCCCTTTTCGCCCTGGTCTCCCTTGGGGCCTTTGATGTTGACCGTCGCGGGATTCGCAAGCCCGCCGTCGTTCGTCCAGCTCAGGTCTCCCGCCGCGGACACAGCGGGGGTAAAGGTCGCGCCTTTTGCGCCGTCCGCGCCCTTCGCACCATCCGCCCCGGCAGGGCCTTGCGGGCCGGTCTGTCCCTGCGGACCCCTTGGCCCCTCTGGTCCGGTATCTCCCTTCGCGCCGTCAGTGCCGGCAGGCCCCCGTGCGCCCGTGTCGCCCTTCGGGCCTTTGAGATTCACGGTCTGCGGATTCGCCTTGCCGCCGTCGTTCGTCCACGAGAGATCGCCCGCCGCGCTCATCGCAGGCGTAAACGTCACGCCGTCGCGTCCGTTTGTCCCGTCCTTACCGGCGGCACCGTCTGCGCCCGGGGCTCCATCCGCACCGGCAGGGCCTTGCGGGCCAGTCTCGCCGGGATCGCCTTTCGGACCCTGCGGACCCTCGGGCCCCGTGTCGCCTTTCGCGCCCTGCAATGGGCCGTTGTTGATGAACTCGCCGGTAATACCGTCGAAAATGTAGATGTCATAGGGCTCTGCCGTGCCCACGCCGTAGGCATCGCCCGCCACTGCGGTCGCTTTCTGTGCGGCGTCCAGCGCAGCCTTTGTGCCGTAGTAGCCCAGCACCTTGAAGCCGCTGCCGGTCTCCCCCTTTGGGCCTGCGGGACCCCGCTCGCCTTGCGGGCCGATCTGCCCCTGCTGGCCCTGTTCACCCTGCGGGCCGCGCGGACCTTCGGGGCCGGTCGGTCCGGTCGCGCCGGTGTCACCTTTCTCTCCTTGGGGACCGGTATCGCCCTTGTCGCCTTTCAGCGCGGCGAGCTGTGCCGCCGTAAAGTCGGAATAGGTAAAGGCATCGCCCTTGTCTCCCTTTGCACCCTGCGGGCCAGCGGGGCCGGTCTCGCCTTGAATGCCCTGCTCCCCCTGCGGGCCGCGCGGGCCGGTTTCACCTTTGGGACCCTGCGGCCCCGTCGCGCCGGTTGCGCCGGTCTCTCCCTTGGGGCCCTGTGCGCCGGTTGCGCCCGTGTCCCCCTTGGGGCCGGTCGCGCCCGTGTCGCCCTTGGGCCCCTGCGCGCCGGTCTCGCCCTTGGGGCCGACTTCGCCCTGCGGGCCGGTCGCCGCAACGCCCGTGTCGGCAAAAGCGCCCGCCGCCGCGTCCCACTTGAACCAGTTGCCCGTGGTCTCATCGACGTATGGCATCTTGGAAACCGCCGTCTCCGCATCCGCCGCCGCCTGTAAAACCTCGTCGACCCAGCTTTGATAAGCTGCGGGCGGCTTGGTCGTGCCGTTTGCGCTCAGCGACGGCTCGACCACCGTGCGCCACGTCCGGCTCTTGGCGATCGCGCTGCCCACGGTGTAGGTGAGCTCGGCCACGCCCTCGCCCGCCTTTGCGGTGTCGGCGTTGCTCAGTGTCCAGATCACGTCACCGTTCTCGCTCTTGAGGCTCGCGGGATATGGCGCGCTGTCACCCTCGCGCAGCACCGTCAGCGCGAAGACACCCTCGCCGTACAGCCGCGCCCAGCTGTCCGCAAGGCCGCGCCAGACGATCCTCTGCGCCTCGTTCTCGCCCTGATGGCCCAGCGGCAGATAGGGCAGCTCGCGTACTTCGATCTCTCTCATACGATCTCATACCCCCTCTCGTAGCCCTGCGCCGGTTCATGCGTCCTGCCCCAGTAGCGGACAAAGTTGCCGTAGGCCTCGTTATAGAGCTGGCTCGAATCGGCATATCGGCTGTACTCGCCGTTCTCCGCGTCGATCTTCGCCTTGAGGTACAGCACGTACAGCTCATCGTGCGGGGCCTTCACCAGCAGCTCTTCGTCCATGCCGTCCGGATAGCCGGTCGCCATGATCTGCTCGAGCTCTTCCGGCGTCGCCAGCAGCACGTCCGCCGCGATCCTGCCCTCGAGCGCCTTGAGCCATTCGAATTTTTCCTCTTCGGGAAAGGCGTTCGGCTTCGCCGTGTCGGCGTGCTGCATCGCTTTTCTCGGCGTCATGTTCTTCTCTCCTCTCTCAATGATGGATAAAGGCGGGCGCGGGTCTTGTCCCACGCCCGCCTTGGCTATTTAGCTTAGAGCGAGTTGCCCGCCGCGATACCGCCGATGGCGGCAAAGCGCCAGTCGTTGAAGCACGCGTTGAAGCGGCTGCGGCCGCGCCAGACGTTCGCGTCAGTGTTCTCGTCGATGGTGGAGCGCACATCGAGCTGAATGCGGTCATTCCACACCGCGCCGCCGTAGGTCTCGTTGTACTTGCTGTCCAGCAGCACCCACGGGGAAACGCCGTTTGTGATGTAGTGATTCAGGTACGGCCACACGATGACGTTCCAACGGCCGTACTGATAGTTGAAGGCGTTGTTCGCGCTCACGGGGTCCTTGTCCGCGCCGATGGCCGCGAATACTGCCTTCTTGAGGTCGGCGTTCTCGGGGATCAGGATCGTGTCAGGGGCCACGTCAAGGATCTCGTCGTTGTCGCCGCGGAACAGGTGCATCTTGGTCTCGAGCTTGCCCAGCGTGTCCACGCTGAACGCATCCTTGAAGCAGTTGCACTGCTTGTCGCCGCTCACCTTGGGCACGTGCTCCTTGGCAAACAGGTTGCTGCCGTCCGCGCCCGTCAGGTCGAACTTGACGCCCTTAAAGGTCACGCTGCCGTTGCCCATCATGGCCGCGCCGTACAGCGCCGCGCCGAAGAGCTCGCGCGTGCGCTTGTAAGAGGTCATAAAGGCCGCAGGCTGCTTGCGCATGTCGAGCAGCTTGCCGTCCTCGATCATCTCCTTGGACACGCTGAAAGAATCCTTCCACGTCTGGTACTTGAGGAACTTCTGGTAGCCCTCCTGCATGCCGTCCAGCGGATAAGCGCCGTTCTCGCCCACGGGCTCAAAGCCGCTCATGGCCGTCAGCGTGGTCATCACGTCGCCGTAGTTCTTGGAAGAACCCATCAGGAACAGGTTCTTCAGCACGCTGTTCTGCTCAAATTCCTCGCCGCGCTTTTCGAGGAACATCTTGATCGGCGCCTGGCAGTTGCCGTAAACGCTGTTGTTCACGTTGCTCGATTCCGAAAAAATGATTTTCATTGCTTACTTTCTCTCCTCTCTTCCGTTTTCCTTAGACAAAGCGGCCGCGGATCATGCTGCCCGCTGCCGTGCCCTCAAGGCTCACGACCTCGAACGTGCCGGGCACCGCCGCGTCCGATGCGCCCGTGACGTACTTTGCCTTGAGACCGCCGCTCGCCACCTGGATCTTGGTGCCGACCTTCACGGCCGCTGCGGCCGCTGCGAGTTCGGTTTCAAAGGTGTACTTGCCCTGCACGCGCGTCACCGCCAGCAGCTCGCCCGCGGCTACCGTGCCGCTCTGCATGCACACGTAGGGCGGCGTGGTCGCCTGGTCGGCAGAGATCGCCGCCAGCTTGCCGTCCGATACGTTCAGCAGCTGGCCGACCTGATACGTGCCCGCCGCCGCTTCGATGTACTCAAACGGGGTCATCGCCCCGTCCGTCGATTTGATGGGAATAAACATTGCGTTCCTCCTTGTCTCGTTAGTTTCTGTTCTTCTCGATCCACGTGCGGATCTCCTCGTCCGTCGCCGTGGGATTGAAGATGCGGAAGCTCGCCAGCTCCTCGCTCGTCACGACCTTGCCGCCCGCGCCGCGGGATGCCGCCGCGCCGGTCAGGTGGTCCTTGCCCCTCTGACCCGTCAAAGCCTGTGCTCTCGCCGCCTCGGCCAGCGCCTTCTCGCGCCGCTCGTGCGTCGAGATGAGGTAGGCGTCGTAAAACGACATGCCGCTCTTCACGCGCGCGTAGAATTCCTCGCTCTCGGGGAGCTTCAAAAGATCCTCCACGCCGTTCACCTCGGGCTCGAGCGCGTGGATCTTCTTGATCTGCTCGTCGATGGCGCGCTGCATTTTCTCCTGCTCCGCCGCGGCCTGCTCGCGCTCATGCGCCGCCACGATCTCCGCCGCCCGCTTGACGACGGGATTCTCGCTGATCGCCTCATTGAGAGATTCCTGCGTCAGCTTCCCGGCCTTGAGGTCGCTTTCGAGCTTCTGCTGCTTGAAGGACTTCGACCATTCGTCAAACTGCTCCTTCGTCGCGATGGGCTCACCCGTGATCGTGTTCTTGAGCCCCGCACTTTCGAAAAAAGCCTTCCATTCCGCGGCCATCTTCTCGCTCTGCGCCTTGAGCGCCGCGTCCACCGCAGCCTGCCGCTCGGCTCTGCGCCGCGCCGCCGCGTGCGCTCTGCGCTCGTCGGGGGTCTGCTCCTTCTTCGCGCCCTCCGCATCGTCGTTGTCTTCTGCGCCGTCCGCGCCGTCCTGGCCCTCGGGAGCGGTTACGGCGCCCTCTGCGCCCTCGCCGCCCGTCGTGCCGGTATCGCCGCCCTCCGGCGTGCCGTTGGTCTCTTCTGCGGCCGGGGCAGCGGCGCCCGGCTCGTTTGCGCCTGTGGGCTCCTGCTGCGTGCCTGCCTCGTCAGGCGGCACCGTCAGGCCCATCGCTTCAAAGACGTCTTTTTCCGTGAATCCCATGTTCTCTTCCTCTCTGGCATTTTTCCGCGTTGCCGTGCGAATAGCCGCCGCCTTGCGCGTGCGGTGTCCCCCTTGCGGAGACAATAATGTGAAGCGTTTCCGCTTGTCTTACTTCTTGCCGGTACGAAGGTCGCTGCCGGTGTGCACGACGCCCTTCTTCGCGTCGGTCTGCTGGTTCGGCGCTTTCACGACCTGCGTGCCGCCGTTCTTGATTCTGCCGACGTAACCGCTCTTATCGCTCATGCCCGCGTCCTCCTTTCCTTCGGATTCGGCATTTTCCCGCTGTTGCCCTGCGCTGTCCCCTTTGTGGGGCTCTATGCTCTGCGCGTCTCTCTTTCGCGCCTTTAGCCCTTTTACTGCTGCGCTGTGTCAAGCATTTAGCCTTGCCCGCCGTTCTGAACGGCGTTCATGGCGTCGGCTTGTGCCTGCGCGTCGATCGCCGCGGCCAGCTCGTCCGGCACGCCCGTGCCGCCGCCCAGTGCGTCGCCCTGCATGGCGGCTTGCTGCATCTGCTGCGCCGCCGCCTGCTGCGCGGCCATCTCTTCCTGGCGCTGCATCTTCTCTTCGAGGTGCTTTTTCGTCTGCGCCGCGCCGGGGTAGTGCAGCTCCTCCATCTTCGCCCAAAACAGAATGAGCGTTTCAAGGTCCGTCGGGTCGCCGAAGGCCCTGCCCTCAAGATTCTGCCGCGTCTCCTGCCACATCGCCTCGCGGTTGCTCGCCAGCGGTGCGCTCGTGTCGCACGAGAAAAGGAACTGATCGTTCCAGTGCAGCTCGCCGTCTTCACCCTCTTCGAGGAAGTCGTAGCGGTTGAACTCCTCGTACATCGTCTCGCCCGTGCTGTCCTTATACGTCACCGGCCGCGGCTCGTCCGAGTACGCCAGCCAGAATTTGAACATCGTTTCAAAGAGCTCGGCGTAGGCCGCGTTTTTCATCACGCGCTTGCTCTCGAGGCGTCCCGCCGCCTGCGCAGCGGAAAACTCTTTGGCCTTGCCGCTCGTTGCGGTCGTGTCCTGCCTGCCCTGAAAGCTGTCCGTGATGCCGATGATCTGTCGCGCCTCTTCGTACACCTGCGCCAGATACGTGAGCTCGTACTGCAAATTGCCCGAAAAATCGTAGACGTCGATGAGGCTTTTGTCGCTCGGCTTTCCGATGTACCAGCGCTCGCCGTCCTCGGGATCGGTGCGCAGGTCCACCCGGTCGGGGAGCGTGATGCGCGTGCCTGCCTTCATCAGGCGGTCGATGATCTTCTGCTCGATGCGGTTGCTCGTGTTCTGCTGGTCGCGGATCATGTCAACATCGCTGTTTCCGAGCAGCTGGCCGAACACGCTCACGCTGCGCTGCAAGATGATCGGGTAGCGGTCCGGCCGGTAATACGGGATGCGCACCGGCGCCTGAATCGGCAGGCCGTTTTCGTCCACCGTCTCCTGCATCCCGCCGATAAACGTGCCGTCGCTGCGCTGTACCGGCGCATAGAGCTCTTCGAAGTCCTGCGTCTTGCTCTCCCAGTCCTTGCCGCCGCACCACGGGCATGCGCCGCCTGAGTAGGCCGCGCCGTTTACCTCCTGCCCCGGCAGCGGCTTTACCTTGCCGCAGCTCTTGCACACCGGCTGCCTGCGTGCCTGATAGTCCTTGAGGTTTTCGAGCTCCGTGTCGTTCACCCACGTGTAGCGGTCGATGCCGCCGCGCTCGTTGAGCTTGTAGCCGATGTAAAGCGTCAGGTTTCGGTTGCTCGTGGAGCCGTCGCCGCCGCGGACATCCGGCTCGCTCTCACCCTCGTTTTCAAGCAGCACGCCGTAGCGGCGCTCGACGTAGCCCTTCGTCGTCGGCACCTTGACGATGAAATAATCCATGTCGGCAATGCCCGTGTAGACGTTCGGCTGCGGCGCGAACTGCTGCGGGTGAATGAGCGTCACGTTCACCTCGCCGACGGTCGTGCTCGTGCGCTTCGTGTTGTCCCACTCGACCAAAAAGCCCACGCCGCCCTGAATGGGCACCGTGCGCTCGGCCAGATCGTTCAGCGCCTCAAACGGGAGCCGGTCGAGCTCGTTGCGCAGAAAGTGCTCGATCACGTCGGCCAGGTGCTCGTCCTTCTTGCGCCGCGGCGTCACCTTCGGCTGCGGAATGCTGCTCGATACCTGGCTTTCGATGTTCTCAAACGTGATGTTGCGCACGTGGCTTGTCTTTTTCAGCGTGCCGTCGCGGTGCGTGTCGCCTGGGACGAGCGGCTGCATCGTGCGGTCCCCGTTGTAGACCGCCTCGCGCTCGTTCATTTTTTCGACTTCTTTCGACCACTTGGCATCGCTCTCATTGAGCCTCGCCTGCCACTCGCGCAGCTCCTCGCTGATCGTGCTTGTCTTTGCTTTTTCTTCCATGTCTTTTCTCCCTCTCATCGCGGCTCGCCCCATAGCGCCAGCATTTCTGCCCGCTCGGTCTCGCTCGCGCTGTTGTAGTCCTCCCACATGTCCGCCGTCCAGCGCGTTTTCTTCGCGCCGCCGGCGGTCTTAATTTCCATCGTCTGCTGGGGCCGCGCATAGTGCGCGATCGCTAACGCCATCACGCAGTCGTCGTGCGCGCCCGGCTCGGCCTCGCCCTGCAAGTCTTTCTCCCGCCGCACGAATGTCAGCATCTCAAGCAGCGTGTCGCGGTCGTTCACCGTGCTCATGCTCTCGCGCAGAATGCGGATGAGCTCGGACAGGATCACCGGCCGCGTCAGCCGGTTCGTCTGGAAGCCGAAGGCGTGCTTGATCTTGCCTGTGAAGTCATCCTCCACCTCGCGCACGTAAAGGTTGCGGTAGCCCATCAGGTCGAGCAGCTTCGTCGGGTACGTCGAGAAGTTCGTCTCGATGGCGAGCAGCGCGTCGTTATAGTACTTGCCGAGGCAGTACATCTGCCGCGCATACGTGTCCTCGTCGTACTGGTGGCGCAGCGTGCAGACCTGCTTGCCCGTGATGTTGTCGAGCACCTGCCCGACGAAATAATCGCTGCCGTCGCCCGCCGTGTCGCCGCCGATGACATACGGCCGGCCGGGGACGACATCTTCATAGATCGTCACCGCGCCGTCCGGATCGTCCACCCACGCCCAGCGCTCGAGGTGTACGCCGTCTTCCTTGACGACGTTTTCGAAGTAGCCGCGCCTCGGGTTCTTCGCTCGCTCGACGATGAGCAGCCGCTCGCTCACCTTTTTCGCGTCGAACACCGTCTTGCCCGTCACGCCCCACTGGCCGAGGCAATAGACCTGGTAGTAGTACTCGTCCGTCTCTTTGAAGGCTTCGAGCGTCGTAATGGCCTCCGCCGTCAGAAAGCGGTTGTCGAGATACGTGCTCTCGTGCACCGTCGCGCGCGGGTCCTTGCGGTCGAAAAACCGCTTCTTGAGCCAGTGCGTGATCGAAATGGGATTGAACGTCAGGATCATTTGCAGGTAATAGGGGAAGTCTGTGCGCAGTCGGATGTCCAGCTGGTCAAAGTCCCCCTGCTCCAGCTCGCTCGCTTCCTCGATCCAGATGCCCGTAATGTCGTAGATCGACTTGAGCTTTTCCACGTCGTCGAGGCCCGCGAACAGGATCTTGCTGCCGTTCGCAAACGAAATGCTCATGTCACTCTTGTTGACCTTCGCCCCGCTGTCGGGGTAGAAGTCGGATATCTGCCCGCGCAGCTGCTCAAAGCAGCTCTCGCGCAGCGTCCGCGCCACCTTGCGGCACACCAGCCAGCGGTGCCCCGGCTCGCTTGTCACGCGCTCGAGCACCTTGCGCCCCGCGAAGATCGACTTGCCGCTGCCGCCGCCGCCTTTCAGGACGAGGTAGCGGTGCCGGTCGAACAGCAGCGGCAGGAAGTGCGCATTGTTCGTCGCGCGGAAGTCCCGCCACCACAGCGCCACCTCAAGCTCTCGCTCATAGGTCCGCGTCTTCGTCGCCGCCATCGTGCTCAAACTCCTGCATCAGCTCGCGCAGCATCGCTTGCCGCTCCTCGAGCGGGATGCTCGCCGCCGTCACGGTCTTTGTCGCCCGCTCGCCCAGCTCGACCTCTTTCTTCTCGCTGTAGCCGTAGTTGTTCGTCAGGTTGAAGAGGATCCCTTTCAGGTCCTTGCCCGGCCGCGTCAGCATCTCGTGCTCGTTCCAGGCCTTCATGCGCTCGCACACCCGCTCACCGACGGCCGCGAATTCCTCGCTCTCGCCCATGTACCGGCTCCACGTCGCCCGGTCGATGCGAAGAAAGGCGCACAGCTCGTGCATGCTCGGCGGGATGATGTACTCCGTCACCTCGACCTCTTCGCCCAGCGTGTTTTTCACCGGCACGGGGATGAGGATCACATGGCCCTTGTCGTCTCGCTTGCCGCTGTCCACCATTTCCGTGACCTTCACGCGCCGCGTGATCGCTGCGAAATAGCGCTCGCAGGCCTTGCCCAGCGTTGCCGCCGTGTATTTCTTCTGCCGCGCCATCCGCACCCCTCCTCTCGGCGCGCTTGCCTTGTTTGCAAAAAGTGTAGCAAATGCAACAGGTCACGAACCGTCAACTTTTTGAGGGCAAAAAAGAGCCGCAAACCCTTGTCAAATCAGGGCTTGCGGCTTTTCCTCGCACGCGCACGCGCGAGAGCATGCACGCAGCGCGCCCAGGCTCCCCCGCGCGCGTCGTCGTGTTGCGTTTGCTCTATGCTGTTGTTATCGGCGCCGCCGCATCTCGAAATGGATGTACGCGCCCCGGTTCATGCTGTTGCGGATGCACTCGCAGCTCACGAGCTCGAAGTCCGGGTATCGTTCTTCGAACCATTCGTAGCCGAGACCGTCTTCCACGGCCTCGGCGAGTTCTTCGGTCTCGTCCATCGTGAGCTTGCCGTCTGACGTTGCCGCTTCCGGCTGGACAAGGTTTCTGCTGCCGCTCCACCGCTTGTAGCTCGCGTCATCCTTCGTGATGTAATGCGTCAGGCCGCTCACGCCCTCGTCGCTGAATTGCAGGCGCTTGCTGTTGGCATAGCCGCGCCCCCACAGCGATTCCAGCGTGTCGCGGTCAAGCCCGCCCGAGATGATGAGATGATGGTGGATGCGTCCGCCGCGTCCGCCCTTTTCCGTGGAGAGTATGTACTTGAATTCGACCCCGATCTTGCGATACCGCCGCTTGAGCGTGCGTAGATAGTTCTGCACGATGCGCAGCGCGTCCTCTGCGCTCTCCGGCGTGTGGGCGGGGTCGTAGGTCAGATGCAGCGCGAGGTCTCGGCTCGTGAAGTTCATGTGCACGATGCGCGTCAATCTCTTCGCCGCGTTCCTCTGGTTGAGCTTCTTCTGAATTTCGCTCGTCGGACGGCATCTCTTTCTGCGCTCTCCCGGCTTCTGAAAGACAGGATAGATATCACCGTCCAGATAATCGCCGCACACGTATACGCGCTCACGGTTGAATGTTCTGCCCCGATACATAGCCCCGTCCTCCTGCTTTGGAATTGTTCGCTAAGTTAAGATACGTTACAAGCTCGAATCACGCGCGCGTGCGCACGCGTGATATTGAATAATGTGTGTTCGGCCTTCTGTGCGCCGTCGCGCCCTTTCGGCGGCAGCGCACACAGGGCCGAAGCCCTGTCACAGTCTCCGCGGGAAACCTTCGTAATACTTCCGCACGATCCGCTCGAGCGTCGAGCGGGAGAGGCTGTGCTTCATGCAGATGTACGTCGCGTTCGCGTCCGTCGTCACGAACTCGAAAAGTGCCCGGTAGTAGTCCCCGCCGCCGCACTCCATACACAGGTTGAGGATCTTCCGCTGCGCCTTCTCCGGCATTTCTCGATACAGCAGCGATGAAAAATAGATGTACCCCTGCCTCTCATAGCTCACCGGCACGCTCTTTTTGTATCGGAACATTGCTCTCTCCCCTCCTCTCCCGCTCTTTGTCCGTCAGAAGCGGAAATACTCTTTCATGCAGCGCCACACGTTGCGCCACGGATGCGCCATGCACCACTTGAGGCTCTTGTGGTAGTCCTCCGAGATGTCTCTCTGTGCTTCAAACCGCTTGAGCAGGCCGTTGATGATCGCGTTCATCTTCATCAAGGCCTTTTCTGCCTCCGCGCGCTGCTTTGCAAGCTCACTCTCGCATTCCTGTTTTACTTTCGCAAGCTCGATCTCGCGCTCGCCAAGCTGCTTTGCCAGCTCGCGGCTTTCGTCCTTTGCCTTCTCGAGCGCCTTCATGTCCTCGCCGTGCGCCTCGAGTGCCTGGTCGCGCATCTTCTCTGCCTCATCGATACGCGACCGCAGCATCGCCGCCGAATGGTCCGCGCTCTTATACTTCGCGGTGACCTCTTCCAGCGCCTTTTCATTCTCCTCGAGCTTTTCCGTCAGCGCGCCGATCTCTCCGCGCAGGTTTTCCGTTGCGTGGTCCGCGCTTTTGTACTGTGCGCTCACCGCATCCAGCGTCTTCTCCGTTTCCGTGAGCTTCGCGCGCAGCACGTTGGCTTCCGTCTCCGCCGCCTCCTGCATGGTCTGCGCTTCCTCGAGCATCTTGAGCATCTGCTCCTTCGTGACCTTTTTTATGTTGATCTTCTGCATCGCTCAGCCCTCCTCAGGAAGCTCGATCCTTGAAACGCCGTACCCGTCCGCGCACTCGTGCTCGATGCGGCAGCCGCGCGCCTCCCGCCAGTCTTCGGCAAAGATCGCCACATCCGCCGTCGCCAGCAGCTCGAGTGACTTGCCCAGATAGTAAAGCGGCGCTTTTGCACCGGCCGGAACATCGAGCCCGCCCTTGAAAAAGCTGTCGATGACCTCGACCTCGCCGCGCCCTGCGTACACGGCCTTCGCAATCGCGATCAAATCCTCGCGCTCGCTCTCGATCTCCTCGTCGCTCTTGCCGCGCATCGGCTGCGAGATAAACAAGCGCACCGTCGGCAGCTTCGGCGCGGCCGGTTCGTCCGCCGCAGTCTCCTTGTCACAGCAGGAACGCTCGCAGTCTTCATCGCAGCAGCAATTCTCCGCCGCTGCCTCGCCGTTCACGCCGCCCACCGCCGTTTGCAGCAGGAAGCCCAGCAGCTCCCAAATCTTATTTCTGATCCGTTCCATGCAGATTTCCTCCCCCAGCTTCTCGTCGTAGTTCTCCGCGCTCACGCAGCTCGAGCTCTCCACGATCTCGAAGCCGTTTTTCAGCACCGCGCGCACGACGGTCGTCTTGCCGCCCATCGTCACGGTCTCATGGTGGTCGATGAATCGCTCGACCATCTCCGCGCTGATGCTTGGTGCCGCGGTCTTGAGCATGCCGTTTACCTCGAGCGGCAGATAGGCGCTCTCGAAGACCCCCTGCGGGCTGAAGCTCTCGTACCCGTCCGCATAGCGCACCTTGTAGCCGCGCTCAATCTTGTAGCCGCACGGTACTTTGTTCTCCGCGAGCGTAACGACCTTGCCGTCCACGCGATACGCCGGTTCCGCCTCGATAAGTTTCGTTCCGATGTACTGTTTCATGGTTCTGTTTCCTTTCTTTTTCGCCCGCAGGCGTGATTAAAGATGTAACTGCTCGTGCTCGCGCGGCTTCTCGACGAGGATCTTCACGACCTTTACGTCGCCGTAGCGCTCAAGGTCCATCGCCGCGCGCTCCTTGATGCCCTGCACGGCGCTCTCCGGCACGTCGGCCTGCAAAATAAACGTCACCTTCATGCCTTTTTCTCCATTGCGCCCAGGTCGCTGAGCCCCCGCTCAATGACGCGCCACACGTGGATGTCGACCATCAGCCCGTCCACGACGATCGCGCGCAACGTCTCGCGGCTCACGTCCCCGCCGCAGGCCGTGCTCACGCGCTCTGTCCACCCCGGGCCTGTCCGCACCTTGTAGCGCACCAGCGCGTCGAAGATTTTCCGCTTCTCCGCCGCGCCGTAGCCCTTGACGCTCAGCGTCGGGAGCGGCTCTGGCGGTGGCGCTTCCGTGGCCGGCCGCTTGTCCTGTCCCGCCGTCCACGCAAGGCCGTCCTTTTCGCTCTTCGGCGGCGCGATGGGCGCGGGCTTGTCCGCCTTCGCGCCCTTTTTCTCGCCCGCGCCGAGCATCGTGCGCCGCATCAGCGTGTTAATGGCCCAGTCCGCGCAGTATGTGCAGAAGTCGAGCTTCGCGATCTCCCCGCCGCCCGCGCCATTGGCCGTCACGCTCACACGCTCGTGCGCGCTCATCCCTGTAATGACCCGCCCGCACCGGTCACAAAATACCCGCACCATCCGTCAGCCCTCCAACTTGCACGCGCCGTTGACCTCGAACGGGCAGTACTCCACGTCGCACTGCCGCCTCGCGTGGCGGCAGCCCTTGCACTCGCGGTCCTCCTCGGCCACCTCGGCCTTTCGGCAATACTTTTTCTGCCGGTAAATCTCACAGTTGATTTTTCCTGCGCAAGCGCTCATTTCATCGCCTCCAATGCCTTCTCCGCCTTCTCGCGGGTGAGGAAAACCGTCTTGCCGACATCACGCGCATCTATAACGCCGCAACGTGATGTGTTCAGCATAGTCCTCCCATTAAGTGTGCTTATATGTGTCACAGTAAAACTGTAAACTTGCTCGACCGGGTAACTACAGAATGTCCAAAGCTCGTCGCCCACCTTGCACGGCAGAACCACCAGCCGACCGTCCCTGTCGGCCTCAGCCAGTTCTCGGATGCGATTGAGCAATGCAAGCTGCTCTGTCAGCGTTTTCGATTCTTCCAGCGCGTAATCAAACAGGTTTCCCAACGCGGTTACTTCTTCCGGAGTCCGCTCCGTGCCCTCGTAAGCGGCAAGCGCGCTGTAGAGCTGCCGAATGATCTGCCGCAGCACGTCCTTCGATACACCGTTCAGCACCGGACCGTTCAGAATCAGGTCCAGCAGCTTCGGCTTCATGCCTTCAAAGTCTGCGAGCGGGCCGAGATACCGGTCCACGCTCTCGTCCACTCTGACCTCTTCGCTCGTCAGTCGTTTCACGCTTCATTCCCTCCTTTACTTCTCCGGCATCGCGACGTACACCGTCGCGCGCAGCTCGATGTCATCGTACTGGCTCTCGATACAGTTCTCTTCGAAGACGATTGCACCGCTTTCCAGTATCTTCTGCATCAAGAATTCAACAAGGTCCTCTTTTGTGTGCCGCATCGCCCATTGTCTGGTGCGGTCTCCATCGAGCTCTTTGTAGCAGATGCGGCTCTTTGCCGTGATCTTTTCGACCCTCCGGCTCTCCGATTTGATGAGCGGCGTGTCCTGCGGTTTCGGCGGCGGAACCTGCTCGACGTACCCGCCGAGCGCCCTGATCGCGCCCCGCCGCAGCTTTTCAAGTAAACCATTCATTTCGCTTTGCCTCCTCCGCTCCTTCTTTCGTCGCGAAAAATGTCTTTCCGAAGTCGCTCAGCTTCTCATAGCCCTCGCCGTCCTCGCCTTGCAGAAGCAGCGCCGCCTCGACGACGCGCAGTTTCACCGTTCTGCCGCAGCCGGACACCCACACTTCGCCGCCGAGCTTGCACGGCAGCGTGATCGCGCGCCCGTCCGCGCCGGCCTCGACCAGCTCGCGCAGGCGTTCGCAGCCGATCTCGTGTATCTTCTTGCCCATCAGCCGCCCGAGCAGGATCGTGCCGTCGCTGCTGAGCTTTTCTTCCTTGAGGATTTCGACCCCGCGCGGCGTCAGCCTTGTCGCCTCATAGGCGCGCAGGTCTTCCCGGTTCCTCAAATAATCCCGAATGAGCTGCTGCATCACGAATCGCCGTTCCATCGGCCATGCCGCGATCTGCTCTTGCAGCTTTTTCAATGCCTCGTCCGAAACCATCATTTCCTCCTGTTCCGCCGCGCATCCCTGCGCCGCTTCTTCTGTGTTCGTTTGCAATATCTTCCGAACGTCGCGTCCGACACCGCCAACAGGCGTTCCATCTTACGCAGATCGCGCAGTGAAAAATAGGGATAGTCCATCATCCGTCAGCCCTCCTTGTTCTGCCACCCGCAGCTCGGGCATATGTAGGCGTCTTTCTCCGCGTTATAGAAAACGCGCGGCGAGTTGCACGTCGGGCAGATGAAGATATCGCCCGCAAAACCCGGATTGCCCGGCGGTCCAGCATGGTCTCTGTGCCCCTGCACGACTTCATCGCCGCGTCGCAGGAACTCTTTCAGCGTGCCGCCCCGCTTTTTCAGCCCCTCGTCCATCTTTGTCAGTGCCTCAAGGCCCTGCTGCTGGAATTCAATCAAATCGGCCGCCGCGGCCATCAAGCCGTCTGCGCAGGTCGTGTCCTCCGGATCGTCGTCCCACAGCGGGCACCCGTCGCAGCTGCCGCTCGCGCAGCATCGCAGCGCCGTCAAAACCTCGTCACTTGTCATCGCTCTTGCCCTCCTTCGGCTTGACGCGCTGCGCGATGCTGAGGCAGTCCGGTTTCAGGTCCTGCCATACCGGCGATTCCGGGTCTCCCACGGCCATCATCATGCTTACCTTGAAGATCTCCGCCGCCGCTTTGTCTCTGCGCGCAAGCATACTGTAGACCGCCGTGAGCAGGTAGGCCGATTCGGCGAGCAGGTCTCCCATCGACCCTCCGGCCGCCAGTTCCTTCACGTTTCCGTTTTCGTTCTTATAGCTCAACATGTCTGCACCCTCCTTAAAATTTGAAGCTCTCGCGGATGACCACGCCGCCGACGCTCGCCCCCGCCGTAAAATACCGATGGTTTTCGTTGATGTACACGATTCTCTCGTGTACCCCGCCTTTCTTGCCGAGCGCTGAAACGATCCCGTTCGACCCCTCCCAGCTCGTCGGCACCCAGCTATACGTTTCTCCGACAAACATGCTCATTTCTCCTTTTCCGGCCGCATCAGCGGCTTGAATACTGTCTGTACGCCCTGCATCTGCGGCGTCAGCCACACGCACCACATGACGTCCATGAGCGGGCTCGCGCCCTTTTTGCCGTCTCGCTCCTTGAAGAGGAAGTCCGGCCGCCACATCAGCGGCAGCACGTAGCTCGGCGGGATCTCGCGGAAGAGCTGCGCCCGCTTCGCCGCGTGCCAATACTGCGCCTTGAGCAGCATCGCAAACGGCTTGCCGATCTCCGCCGCGTGGCGGATAAACTCGTCCGCCAGCGAAAACGGCGGATTCGTGATAATCCAATCAGCCGCAGGTGCGTTTCCCGGCTGTCGAGTGGTCAGGAAGTCTATCCCGTCGCGGATATCCGTGCCGTAGACAGCCATCCCACAGTCCGCCAATGCTCGCACCATATCCCCTTGCCCACGGGCCGGTTCCCATATATCCGTCCCCGCTGGCAGCTTGAGAAAGCGCATCAGCGCCACCGTTACCTCCGGCGGCGTCGGGTACAGGTCGGACGCCTTGCGCGCCTTTGCTCCGTTCCCGCCCGTGATCTGGCTCGCCTGAATGCTATTCATGCGCGCACCCCCTCCACATAGCACCAGCTCTGCGGCGCGCGCTTGATTTTGCCTTCTTCGTGGCAAGCGTTGCATTCGGTCACCCATTTCGCGTCGCATTCATTGCATTCGTAGGGGCGTTCAAACCCGCTCAACTCTCGCGGCGCGTCGTAGATGCGCAGATCGGAGATGTGCCAGCCGTAACCGTCGCCCCACGCGAGGTAATCGTTCAGCATTTTAGGCGTCAAGCAGGCTGCATTGAGCAGCCCGCCGACGGGCGATGTGCGCATGGTGGCGGCGTCGCAAATGCGAGTCTCCACTAAATTCGGAATGCCCGTGTACCCGATGTGCGTGATCCAGTCGATTCGGTCGCAGGTAAACTCCCCGACGACCTTGCCCTTGCGGTCTGCACACTTGCCGCGGTTCCACTTGGCAACATCACGCCCAAGATCAACTCGAAAAAACTCGTTACAGCCTTGCAGCGTGCAATAGATATAGCACTTAAACGGCGTGTTCATCTTCGGGCGCGTCTTGCGCACTTCAATCGTCTTATTGCCGTTGACGATCTTCTCGCACCACTTCGGGCGGATACTGATTAAAACCGCTTTGCTCACGCCTCCACCTCCTGCACCTTCCCCAGCGGGCAGTAGAAAAGGCAGTTGTGCTTGCTCGCGTCCCGCAGGATCGCTCTATGTACCGCCTTGCCGCTCTTGTCGAATCGCAGCTCATAGCCCTCGGGGTAATATTCGATCCCGGCGTACAGCACCTTCGGCTTGCGGTAGCTGAGCATCGCCGCGCTCACGCAGAGTTTCAGATAGTCGCTGCGCTTCACGCGCCCTCACCTGCCTTTTCAGCGATCATGTCCCGCAGCGCGCCCAGCGCGCGGTAGATCTTCGGGCGGCTCTCCTCATCCAGCTCGTCTACGATCTCCGTCATGCGGTTCACCGTCTCCTGTGCCTGCCGGAACAGGACGGCAAACTCCGCGAGTGCCTTGTTGTCCATCGCCGCAGCGCTTTTTCTGGCCTTGTCCAGCTCAGCGCGCAGCGCCGCCGCCTCGTCCTCTGCCTTTTTGGCCTTTTCTGCCGTGGCCTGCGCGTCCGCTTTTGCTTGTGCCAGGTCCTCTCTGGCCTTTTTCAGCTCCTCGGCCTTCTTGCCGATCTTCTCCTTGGCGGAAAGCTCCGCCTCCTTCACCGCCGTCGCGATCTGTTCCTCGCTCGCGTCCACGGTCTGCACCGCCACGTCCACGGGCTTCTCGCGCAGCGCTTTCAATTCCCGTTCCAGCTCCGCCGCGCGCTCCTGCGCGGCCAGCGCCGTTCCCTGCGCGTTTTCCACCTCGGCGCGGGCGGCGTCCGCCGCGTCCTGCGCCTTCTGTGCTTCCGCCGCGGCCTCCTCGTTGGCCTTGCGCTGTTCGTCCAACTCGCGCCGCGCCTTGTCGCGTTCCAGCTCAGCGAGCTTGCGCTGCCGGATGGCCTCTTCAAGCTCGCGTTTGCTCATCTCGGCAACGCTTTTTTCTTCCCCGTTGACAACGTGTTTTTCGCTTGCAAAATTTTCTCGCTCAGATGCCGGCAAAGCCAGTAATACCAAGGCTTTCGAGGTCCCCAAATCCCCCACCAGTGAGGTATTTCCGTACTCCCTCGCAAGCTGCATAAATCGCTGCGCGCTCGTCTCCGAAAACTCCACTTTTTCGCTCAGCCACGGCAGCCATTCCCCGTGTTTGAGCTGTGCTTTTGCCTCGATTAGCCGCTTGCCGATCTCGATGACGGCCTGTCCGCCGACATTTTTGTAAAAAATGATCTCGTCCGTGATGGCGGTGATGCTGCGCACCTCGCCGGCCACGGCCATTTCCATTGTTTCGCTCATGCGCCTTTCCTCGCTTTCTTGTCCACTTTGTTCGTTTCAGCGAACTTTTTGCGTTGTTCCTCCATAAACCACGGCGTCAGCACCTCGCGCTCCCATCTGTCGCAGAAGTCGCGCACCTTTTTCGGGATGCCGTGCTCATACTGCTTGCGCTCGCCGTGGCGTTCGTTGCCGTAGCCGTGCAGCTGGATCTCCTTCGGCATCGCCCGCGTCAGGTCGATGTTCAGCGTGTAATAGCTGCGCTCTGGCCTGCGGTAGTGCCGCACAAAGAAGATCGGTTTGCCGCTGCAATGTGTCCTGCCGTAGGTGCCCACGCAGTGGCGCAGGGTTTTTCCCTCGTCGATCAGCTCCCGCTCCTCCTGTGGGATGCGGATGCACAGCTCCCCGTCTGTCCACTCGAGCGCCTTGAGTTTGAGGTAGACCGGCGTGAACTGCACCGAATAGCTTTCCAGTCCGTTCTGCGCCGCGTACCGCTCCATGATGCGGTCGTGCGCCGTCTGTAGATCGCGCGGCCACAGCATTTCCTCCTGGTCGGCGAGCCACAGCGCCCGCAGCACGCACCGGTAGTCGAGCAGCAGCTGCACGCCGCCCTTGAGCATTTTTTGCTTTTCGAGATAGCGCACCGTGCGCGCTGGCGTCATGTCCGGCTCCATGTTTCGGATGCCGAGCAGCTTCTCCATGCTTTGCGCGCCAATCTTTCTGACCTCCTGCATAAATTGCAGCGCGTCCGCGTTCTTCACCTCTCTGCGGTATTTCCCCCAGAGTGCGGCCGTCTCACTGCCCCAGCGTTCGCCCCGCAGCGTGCGGTAGGCCTCCTTGCTCATGCCGAGCATACGGTTCGGCTTCGTTTCGCTCCAATCGACCCACGGGATATTTGGCGCGTCACGCAGCATGGAATAGTTGCCGCACATGTTCAGATAGTTGTCAATGGTCTGCGTCACCGCATCGCCGAACCCCTGCCGCATCAGGTTTTCCACCTGCGGGTGCTTGCGCCAGACGTGCAGATACGCCCCCGGCCAGGCTCCGCCCGCGCCGATGTATTTGTCCAGTGCCGTCTTCTCGCCCGTCGTTCCGCCGAGCTCTGGGCCGTAGGCGCATACCCAGCCGCCGACCTGCCGTCCGTTCACAGCGCCGTGGCAGTAATAGGGCTGCTGCATCGGGTCGCAGCTCTGCTTGCAGGGTGTCCACGTTACGTCACGCGCCTCGTTACTGTGGCGCACCGCGCGGAAGCGCCGCAGCACGCCGCAGCGGTCCACGATCAGCGCCGCGTGCGGCGAGAACGTCACGACGTCTGTTCCCGTGTTGTCCTGATACCGCGCCACCATCCAATAGAGCACCGTGAGATATCCGTCAATGTTCAGTGTTTCGGCTTGCAATGCTTGAAGCGTGCGCCCCTGCCGCAGCTCACTCCGCCGCGTCACGACCACGCTCTGGTAGCAGCGCGGGCAAACGATCGTCTCGTCGTCAAAGAAGATTTGTGCATCGTCGTCTCCCTTGTCGACGTAGCCGTCATAAATCTGCCCGTCCTCGCCCTGCCGCAGGACGATGCCACTCGTACCGCTGTCGCTGACATAGCCCGCAAAAAACTCTTCTCCGCAGTTTGAGCAGGTGCAGCGCGCGCCCCAGCGGCGCTTCCGAGACTTCTCCCAGCGGTCCCAGTCTTCCGCGTCCATGATCTGCACAATAGGATTTGCGGTCTCCACGCTCTCGCGGCTGTAAAGCATCATCCCGGTCCCGAGCATGTCGTTGTCATAGATATCTTCCAGCACGTCGTTTTGCAGGTCTCCGCATGGCTGGAACGGCAGCTTGTCCGCCAGATTCTGCCATCTGGCGTCTGTGCGGCGGCTCATAAAAAGTCCGCAAGATCCACGACCTTGCGCCTCTCCGTCTGCGGCGCTGCGGCTGTGCCTCGCTCCGGCAGACCGAAAAACTCACGCAGGATGTCCTCGGCCTCCACGGGTGTCACGCACCCGCAGTTGCCGACCTTGTTCTTTTTAGCTCGCTCGGCGATTTTCTTCTCTGCCGCCGCGAGCGTCATCTCCTTGTTCTGCGTCAGGTCTGTCAGCAGCAGTGCCGCCGCGGCCTCGTTGCCGCGGACCATTTCTTTCAGCTGCTCGCCCACCATCCACACCGCCGAGCGCTCTTTCGGCTGCTGGCCCTCAATGGCGGCAATGGCGTCTTGAATCACGCTCATTTCCCTTGCACTTCTTCCCCGCCGCATGCTATAATGGCGGGGAAGAAAATCTCCTTTCATGTGTGTTTTTCTTCGTGGCGGTTGACCGGTGCCTTCGGTCAGCCGCCTTTTTCATGCATTCGCGGCCTGCATAGCCCATTCCGGCATGGCGCTTTTGGCTCTCGTCCGCCGGTCCGGCACGTACAGCGGGCAGCGCACAACGCGGTAGCTGTCGGTCGTGTAGCGGTAGCACTTCTCGCCGTGCTCGCTTTTCGAGCCGTTGATCGTCGTTTTCTCCGCCTCCCAGCCCTTCACGGGCTCGAAGCGGATCGCGTGCGTCACGGGATCTCGCTCCGTCCACGAGCAGCCGCCGCACGCCCGCGCGCACGACCAGCACAGCGTCGGCCGCGTCTGCGGCGCGATAAATCGCTTGTCGTCCATCATCTGCGGCGTGCTCTCTTTCTCCCCGGCTCGTCCAGCTTCAGGACAAGCACCATCCCGCGCCACGTCAGCCAACCGGCGCCCACCGCTGCCAGCCACGTGACCGCCGGGTCGGTCTCCGCCGCCGCGGCCGCGGTCATGTCCGCCGCTAGGCACCCCGGTTCCAGCAGGCATAGCAGCAGTACCGCGATCCACAGCAGCACCGTCAGCCGCAGCAGCGCCGTCAGCCGCAGCAGCGCCGCCGCGTAACGCAGCGCTCTTTCTTCTCTTGTGCGATTCTTTTTCATGTCGTGCATCCTCCTAAAATTTTTCCAATCGCCTGGCTCACCGTGCCCACGCGCGTTTCGATGATCCGCTCCGCGTGGTCGGCCAGCATTTGCGACAGATCCTTGAGCTTGTATGCTTGCAGCTCGCCGTTCTTGTATTTGATGAGTAGCCCTGGGCTGATGTTGTAGGCCCAGGTGCCCGTCTTCGGGTTCTGCGCCGCAATGCCGAACGGCGCGCGCTCTTCCTGCAAGGCGTATCGGATCGTCACGTCCGACCACCCGATGAACTTTGCCGCCAGCTCCACCGGCACGTTGTTGTAGCGCAGGATGTCACCCTCGCTCGGCACGTCCGCCGTCACTCTTCTCGGCATGGTGTTCTCCTTTCACTCGACTAATTTAATGTGATACTCGATCCTCGAGCCGCCATGCCTGACCCGCTGGCGGCTCATTTTTTTAATAGCTTGTCGCAGCGCCTCAAAGGCTTCCTCGCTGCGCACCGACGCCTCGATCTCCGGCGTTGCCCCATGGTAAACATCCCACGTCGTCGCCGTCTTCAAAACTTGCATCTGTGTCGCCCCTTTCTTTGATCGCCGTGTTGTCTGCCCTCCTGCCGCCGTGCTATACTGGTGGTGAAAGGGGGTGATTTTGTGTATACCTACATTTTTGATGGCGCTGATATGAACATCAGAACGCCAAATCTCACTGATTTTTCACTGGTCAAGAAAGAGCTGATCTCTCAGACGGCCAGCAAAATTGTCATGCGCCTCACATACCCGGATGGGCTTGAATTCACAGTGGAAGAGGAATCTAAGCGCGTGACGGTTTATTCGAATCGTCCGTTGATTCAGAATCCGGACGGCTCTTACACCGCTCCCTGATCCTGATTCCGTCCTTTGTCGCTACGGTCTCGCGCTCTCCGCACCGGATCGTTACGGCATCCCGCTCGATCTGCACATCGGGCGGGATATTTTTATCGCCCATGACCTTCACCTCTCCTTTCTCTCTTGCGCAGCGGTTTTCTTTTGCCTACAAGTGTCTTTTAAGACACTACTTGAGCAAAAAAAATCCCGATCGGCGAAGACAGGTTCAGCACCTCACAAATTTTCTGGATCTCGCCCAGCGTAAATTCGGATTTACCTCTTGTCTTTCTATAAAATGCGCTTCTGCTCATGTTCAAAAGCTCGCACATTTTCCCGACCTGGATTCCCTTTGCCTTCATAGCGTCGTACAATGCCTTCGAGTTCACGATGTTCACCTCCTTTGCAAGTGTCCTTTACGACACTATATTATCATACCATTTTCGAATGTCAAGAATTATTTTTGTCTTTTACGATACTTTTATGTTGCATAAATGACACCTTTATGTTATCATCATCGAAAAGTGAGGTGATACCCTATGGAAATAAAAGATAAAATCAAGCAGCGCCGAGAAGAGCTTGGCCTGACTTTAGAGGAAGTCGGCAATATTGTCGGCGTCGGTAAAAGCACCGTCCGCAAATGGGAGACCGGAGACATCGCTAATATGCGCAGAGACAAGATCGCGAAACTCGCCGTTGCGCTCCGCACGTCTCCGGCGTATCTGCTTGGGTATGATGAGACAGAAAAAACCGCCGACCCGAAGGTCGACAGTCTTTCCCCGAAGGAGAACGAGCTCCTTACCCTCTATCGCGGTGTGAACCCTGACGGGCAGCGCTACATTTTACAGCAAGCGGAATTTGCCAATTCTCGGGAAGAATACCGTCTTTCCCCCGCCCCTACCGCAAAGTCGGGCGCGTGATTCACGTCGACTTCCGCAGAAAAGATTAAAGTCCCGCCACCGGTAAAAATTCCCAGCAAAGGAGGTGCTGCTATATGAAACGCGCAAATGGCAGCGGCTCGATCGTCAAGCTATCCGGCAATCGCCGCCGCCCCTATATGGTCCGCGTCTCCGCGCGCGATGAATACGGACATATCGTCCAGCGCGCCCTCTCTTACCACGAGAAAGCCGTCGACGCCCAGGCCGCGCTCGACGAGTACAACCGCAACCGCCTCGAAGGCAAGGCCCCCACCGCCGACCGCATGAATGTTACCCTGCAGCAGGTCTTCGACGGCTGGAATGCCCGCACTTATCGCAAACTGAATCCGAAGAGCATCGCCGCGCACAATTCCGCGTGGAATAAATGCGTCAGCCGGTACGCGGATCGAAAAATTCGCTCCATCACTCTGGATGACTGGCAGCAGCTTCTTGACGAACGCGAGGCGTCCGGTCGCTCGCAAAGCACGATCAATAACGTCGCGTCTCTGATCAAGCAGCTGTGCTCTTACTCGATGGAGCGTGATATCCTCGGCAAGGACTACTCGCAGTATCTTGATGTACCGTCCGTCGACCTAAAGAATCCGCGCGGCGCACTGACCGATACGCAGCTCAAGAGCCTCGAAAAGCTCGCTGCCTCCGGCGAGCCCTGGGCCGATACCGTATTGATCCTCTGTTATACCGGCTTCCGCATTACCGAGTTTTTGACGCTCACCCGCTTTTCCTATCACTCGGAGGACGGCGGCTACCTGCAAGGCGGCTTGAAGACCGAGGCCGGGCGAAACCGCATTGTTCCCATTCACCCGAAGATTCGCCCCTATCTCGACCGCTGGCTCGCCCGCAATGGTGACACGATCATCTGCGATGAAAACGGTGCTGCCGTTGATTCCGACCGTTACCGTGCCTATTTTTCCGCACTGATGAAAAAAATCGGCGTTCCGAACGCGACGCCACACTGGTGCCGTCACACCTTTGCAACACTGCTGCACACGGCCAATGTCGACGAGCTCACCGTCAAGTGGCTTATGGGACACTCCACCCGCAGCGATATCACGGCTCACTACACGCATGAGACGATCGCCGTCCTGCGCGCCGCTGTTCAGAAAATCGCCTGA